AAGCGTCTGCTGGGACAGTCGCTAGGGCTATGATTCCCAGAAAGTGGGGGAGAGTTTCCCCTCCCCCTTTTCTTACGCGCCCGGAGACCCGTACACGCAACGCGGATCAGAGTAACCGAAGCTGTAACGCTCACGGGCTTTGAACCGTACATTACCTGTATCGAAGTCGCCTTCCATCTTCGTGGACATCGACATACGCTCAAAATGAACGAATCCGCGAGGAGCATCAGTTCTGATAAACCAGGCATCCGTGTCCGTCAGATAGTGATTAACAACATAACCCTGCGGGAGCATACCCATGTTCCGCGAAGCGTTGATGTCATTATCCGCAGTGCCGGGACGAAGAGTGGATTCCAACAGACGATCCGCCACAAACTGTAACGCCGGCGGAATAACCATCTTCTGCCCACGAACCGATACCTTGAGTCCTCGCTCATCAACAAAAGCTGCAATGTCAATGAGAGCATTCTCTAGGCTGGTTTCGTTAAGGTCGGCAGCCGTGCTGGGCTCATTACGAAGATCATTGTTATTCACAAGTGGATGATCTGTCGCACAGAGCTCTTTGCCATCACCGCCAGTAAACGTGCTATCAAAAGCGTTGTTCAGCGTAGCCGCGCCCTTCACCTGTTTGGTGTTGGCCATGCTACGTGCCAAAGCTTTCGTATAACGCGAAGCCAGGCGGTCATAAAGATTATCCTCGATTGCTTCTTCCGTAATGGAGAAAGCAAGCGCGATAGTCTCATGCGTGTACCTTGCGGTATACGCTTCCTGGGCATCATCAAACGAAATTGCTGAACCTTCAGCCTTTACGGGCGCAGCCCCAAAGCCTGAAAGCATGACTTCCTCTTCAAAGGCTCTCTCTGAAGACTCTGTGTCATAAATCTCAGCCGCTTCGTCGTCATATCTGGCATACTCAAGACCGAAAAGGGCATTGAGGCCAGGCTCTAGCTCTTTTGCTAGTTGGGCTCTACTAATAGCCATTTTTCAATCCCTCCTATACGCCAGTGGTTGAAGGTGTGCCAGCCGCAATAGCACCATTGTTGCTATTGAAGTGGTTGTTCAACCGAACAATTGCACCGATACCGGCCGCGGTAAAGTCCGCATTCTCTGGATCATCGACCCAACCCATAACCCGCATTTGCAGGGCAGCCGTAGTAGCAATCGTACTGATCGCGAGGCGACCCAACGATACACCAGTGGCGTCCGTTCCTGTGATAGCGGTTGAGAAGTTGGCGTTCGCAAAGACTCCGGCACGGGCCGTAGCTTTACTTGTCCACGTAGCATCCGTTGCAATCACGTAAAGCTGCATTGGATCATCGTTGATATACGCCTTGACCGGGTGGTTACTATCTGCCCCGGAACCGGGCCAGTAGTTACTCCAGACTGGTTTTCCAGTGGTGCTCGAAACGTACTCGCAACCTTGAAAGACACCCACAAGGCCAACTGTCCCGCCGGCGGCAGCGCCGGCAGCATCAATATAGCCCGTAGAAAGCGGAATCACGGGCTGTCCGTGATAAAGCTTGGTTGTGTTGCCGTTCGCGACTTCATAGAACGAGTAGTTAGAAGTACCAGTGGAGTTAGAGGCCCCGCCCATCTTGTTAATGGGGCGAAGGCCAAAGCTTCCATTACTGTTGGCCATTTCCTATCTCCTAGTCCTCGTTTTGAGGACCTCCAAAAGTTACACGAGATTGCCTGTCAGGTTTACTGATAGGCATTGCCGGATGCTGCTCACGAGCTAAATCGTTATCAACAGCCGTCATCTGATTGTGGGTCATGCCTCGATAGTATGCGGTGCGCTCATCCACAATCGCAACCGGGATTCTTGCAAGCAAAAGACCACCTACACCTATGACACCAGCGTGCTTACCATCTTCAATGGTTGGGATCTCGAAATCAGGGTATTCATCACCGCGCACCAGCTCCCAACCTTCGCGGGAACGTGCTGCTACGTTTTTACGGTCATCAAAACCCATAACTTCGGCCCGTATCCACCTATGTCTGTAGCCCTCTGGAGGGGGTGGTGCGTCCAACATGGACGGCGGCTTCCAAGGTTCTCTGCGTGCTTGCCCTGCACGAGTTTGGTTGGCTCTTGGCGTTCTCGTAGACTCTTGGCGAGGTGTGCTCTCAGTAGTCATGGTCAATCCCTCACATATTTTGCATATTCTTCCAACGGCACATTAAGCCTCTTCGCAATAGCAACTTGTGAAGGCGTCAACCGCACAATTTTTCGTCCACCTTTATTGCGGGATTTGGAAGATTCGGCCAACGCAACCTTTCTCCCCCCGTTCAACTTAGGACTAGACTCAAATTTCTGTGGAAATTCTTGCCTCATCCGCTTGTCAAGCTCATCGTAGTAATCATTTGATGCGGGGTCAAAGTGTTCATCCTCAATTAGGCGCCTATGAACCCCAAAAGCCGCATATGTCATAACTTCATCATTCCCGAACCACTCGTTTTTAGAAGCCCACTCTTCCGCTCTAGGATCAGGGGCAGCCTTCGGAGCCTGCTGGGGGGGCGCCGCTCGCTGGGGCGCTGGGGGGGCTTGATCCTGTGCAGCGGGGGCTTGATCCTGTGCAACGGTGTTGGCCTTAGCGACATTTACTCGCGATCTTTCCACAGAAAGATTGGCCAGGGCTTCTTGGGCCTCGACTATCTGGTCAACATCGCCCATTTCGAGGGCTTCCTTGAGCAGTTTCTTGGCGTTCCCAACTTGACTCTCAACGCGACCCTCAAACTGCGTAATATACCCCTCGTCCAGGGTTCCCAGTCGAGCCTTCAATCCCTCGTTTTCTTTATGTACATTTTCGGCGTATTCAATGGCGCTCTTCTTCTGGCGCTCTTCTTCTCGAAAGCGCCGGGTAAGATCATTAATCCTGCTTGATACGTTAGAACTGTATTCCTCAAGCTCCTCCTTAGAAGTGCTTTCTTCAACAAGGGTACTTTCTTCAGCGGTTTGGGCTTTGGGCGCGTCTTTGGCTTCACCCGTGGAAACATCAACGTCGGTAGACAACTCGTCGCCGTCCCCAACATCAATAGTGGCTTCGTCTAGATCACCAGGCATGGATCTTCTCCCATGGTATCTTTCTTCTTTCTATAAAATTAAATCCAACCAATTAGATATGCTTGATATCATCCGGCTCTAAGATGGTGGCTATGACCTCATCATCATTGATAATCCGGACTTCACCACCCTCAATCCTGAATCGGGCGCCGGCATATCGGCCAATGCACACCCAATCCCCTTCTTGGCACCAGCTTCGATTCTCTGCTTCGCCGAATTTTGAGTGATCTTTGTAGGCCAGAGGACCCACCTTTAGGACATAGGCAACAACCGTTGCCAAGGCCTCTCGGTCTCGAACCGCATCGGGGATTAATATACCGCCTTCGGTGGTTGCTTTTCCCATGTATGGCATCACAAGTAGACGCCAACCCGTGGGTTGCGGAAGTCTCTCTTTTAGCTCTTTACCGACAAGAGAGGGATCAAGAACTTTATCGTTTTTATCGACATAGGCAGATTTAAGAACTTTACTTTCTCCGCCTCTCGTAGCCTCTATGACGTGCTCCGGAACGTATAGGGTTTTAGTCATCTTCATTCTCCGTGGCTTGCAGGAGATCCTTTATCTCCCGTTCAGTAAATTCTAGGCCCTGAAGCTCTCCGACAAGATGCCTGTAAGACTCCATGTCTTTAGGCGAGCCGTGCAGGATAGCGTCCTGGGTGAGTTCTATGCGACTTTGGATTGCTCTCAATAAGTTGTAAGCAAAAGTCGTTGGATCGGCCATATTCTAATAGGACCCCCTGAAAGTTTTGCCCTTTACGGCACCACCCTTGGAGTACTTGATGGGGCCGCGGTGGGTGAATCCTAAACCGCCGTGCATGTATCCAAGTTCATCGACAACAACCCCCCCCATATTCAAACCGTCTGGAATATTCAAATCCTTACGGGCCTCGGCTTTTTGTTCGGGAGTCGCATTTTTCAATACTTGTTCTGAATGTGCTGCATCATAAGGATCTTGCGGTCCTTTCGTGTTCAAGATACCCATGGCCTCCGTAACGTCCGCAATTGTGGGATCTTTCGGCGCGGAAAGCCTAGCATCTGCTTCAGCAGAGCCGCCGATCTGATAAGGAATAAGTTCGCCGCTTTTTGTTTTAGGCATCAGAACCTCCTCGTTTTTCGGGCTATACCGCCATCGTGAAGAATTAAGCCATCCTCATAGTCCGAATCCGTATAGTGCTTATAACTTTCCTCAAGGGCTTTAAGGGCTTTTTTGTCTCTCGCTATTTCCGAGGGAGTTCCTTTAATCCTTGATATGGTTTTCTTGCGCCTTTTGGCATCCCTGTCGGGTGTTATCCGTACTATTCTAATACCCATCAGAAGGTCCCCTTTCCATCGTTATTGTTAAAGTGACGGGCACGAACCTGGTTTTCAGTGCTCTTGATCAGGGAACTGTCCTCTGAATGCTCTTCCTTGTTCCGCATCATAGGTTTTAGAGAGCCCATACTTACGATCATAATTGAACCGCCCCTTCTAAGGCCGGCCCTGTTGTTAATCATTTCCGCTCTGTCCATAAGACCACCTGCTCTTTCCGTAGAAATGCCCATTTGTTCCGCCATCTGTTTTTTAACCATAACATGCTCCTCAACAATGTTTCACGTGAAACATTACGCCCTCTTCCTAGCTTCCGACAAGGCTATCGCAACAGCCTGTTTCCTACTTTTAACCTTCGGGCCCTTCTTACTACCACTCCGCAACTTACCCTTCTTGTATTCTTTCATAACCCTGGAAACTTTACGTTTCCTCCGGCCCGTTAACTGTTTCCGGGTCTGTGCGCGAGATATGGCCATTAAAACACTCTGGTTTTTCTAGCAATGCCGCCATCGCTGCGTGTAAGGTCTCTCTCCTCGATCAACGGAGCTGCTTTTTCAGCGAATCTGGACCCTCGTTTTCCCTTTTCCTCCCTAAATAAATCCACAGCGCCCGCCGCAACATCCAGAGCAGCCGCACGCGGTGACAAGTTACCAAAAGGACTTGTCGTCCTTGTTTGAGCGGAAACAATCGCCGAAGGTAGCCTATGTTCAAACCCCTGACGCAAAGATTCACTGGAGTGATAGGGCTGGCTCGGAGTAACCACTATCTTTTGCTTCTTGGGCGTAGGTGCCTTTTTCTTCTGTGCTTCTAAAGTGCTTCCCATAACTAGTTACCTCTTCCTGCGGCGCCTTGCTCAATACGCTCCCTGTTAACTTCGGCGCGTAACAGGGCTATGTCTTCCTGAGAATCGATCTTCTCTCCAGCAAGCTCTTCCTTAGTTTCTTCCTTCGCCATATCAAATATTAGTCTTTCAGAGAACTCCTTTGATTTTCGATCAAGATCAGAGGCTTTTATGTCCAGTTCCTTGGACCGGAGCTCAACCAGAGGATCAACCTGCTCTTCGGGAGAAGGCATAAGCGCCGCCATTACTTCTTCGGTGTATTGAGCAATCAACACCGCAACCATGGCTTCGGGATCACCAATTTCAGGCATTGGGGGGGCCGTTTCGGGGGACATCTGGCCCATCTGAATGGCATTTTGTATCTGCGCGGCCTGCTGCTGCATCTGCTGCATCTGCTGCTGCATCTGCATCTCAACCTCTTGACGCGCCTTCAATGCGATATGCTCGCTTAAATGCGCCTGCAATGAAGCAAGAAGCGGAGGGGTAGAGGCCAGTATTGGTGTCTTCATGAATATAATGTGGGCGGTCATGTGAGCATCGTGGTCCTGCCCAGGGAAAGCCTTTAAAGGCTGGGCGGAAATGGACAATGAGTTCTCCATGGCCGGATCCGTAGGTTGGGGCGGCTGGGGGGCCGGCAACAAAGCCTCTATGTTATGAACACCGATAGCCTCGTAAATCCTACGATAAGCCTCGTACAAATTGTGCGTCTCGGGACTGGCCTGGGCTAACTGCAACTGGGTTTGGGCAAGCGCAAGTCTCTGGGACATTGAGAAAATGTTCGGATCAGATACAGGGATAACATCAATCCGCTCGTCAAAGTCCATCTGCTTGATAGACGCCTCGGCGCCATAAACACTGTATGGATACATCGGAGGGAGAGATTCGGCAAACACACGAGCAAGCATCCTAAACTCTTGTTTTTGCGCGTAATGCAGCCTCTTGTGTATAGCTGACATCACCTTGGAGCCGCGCTCCAGAAGAGCAACTGTCGTGCCTACGGCCGCCTGCTGATTTCCATCACCAACCTGCAAGTCTGCAATCGCCGCAAAGCGCCGGCCCGCGTCAACTACAAAACCCAGAAGAGCCATCAACGTCTGACTGGGCTCCTTATAGGGGAGCGGCATAATACTTTCTTTTAATGCCCCGCCCGGAACGTCAATGTCCCTGAACTCACCCGGAGATAAGGGCTCGTCGGAGTCTCGAATCCGGATACCACGAGCCTTAAACCCGGCAGGAAGATTTGCCAAAGTGCCGGCATCGATTAACTGTCGCAGGATAGACGTGGCGGAGCGCCCCAGCCCTCCAATCATATGGAGAAGGCCAAAGCCATAGAATCCAAGGCCCGGAAGAAACTTGAAATGGGAGAAGTATTCCACCCTACGATAGAGCTCATCCCCCTCTTTCCAGTTGCGCCGAACAGACAGCACCTTTGAGCTTCCTTCATCTATCGTGACGATATAAGGAAGCTTAATCCCCGTTTCTTCACCATCAATCGGGCTAACGTGTTCAAATCCCGGAAGGTCAAGATCTGTGTGCACCTCTAATAGAGTGCAGTCTTGGTCATCAGAAGATGTCTTCTCAACACCGATGAGGCGCCGCTCTTTTTCCCGGATTTCATCCTCATCCGTATAGGGTTCCAGATCAACATCTCTGTAGAATCCGCCGGCCTGCTGCTTACGGACATCGTTTGCGTTCATGCGAATTACGTGGGTGATCCGGGAGGCACTCTGCAAATCCGTTGCGTTGTACGGGACAAGGAGATCGTCCGCTGGGACAAACCTCGAAACGGCCCTGTCCCTCATATCATCAAAATAAATTTTCTTGAACGCGCTCCCGGCAAGGGGGAGATAGAACAGCAAACGATCCATCTCAGGATCATACTCATCCATGTTATGCGTTATCTGGTAATTCATAAATTCTTGAACGCGAAGGGATTGCGCCTCAACCTCGGGCGTGGCCGCGCCTATAACCTGGGTTCGTACCGGGCCGGAACTAGGAAGAAGTTCCTTATACGCTTGAGCCTGGAACTGGGTCACCGCTTCCGCAATAATCGGGTGCGTGACACCGCTTGCGCCTCTAAAGGGCTGTTCTCTCTCCTCATATTTTAAACCAAGGAGAGTAAGGCCCTCTGTGTATGCATCTTCCCACTCTTGGCGGCTGCTTTTATCGTCCTCATAGTAACCAAGAAGGACTGACGAGATATCCATAAGATCGCGCTCGTCGAGAACCTCCGCGAGGTTTGTATCAAAGGCCGATTCAAGCTCCTGGCGGACCAGGTCTTCAATGTCCCCAAAAAGGACCGATCCGTCCTCTTGGGTTAGAAGCTCCCCGTAGCCGGTATCCTCGGCATCATCCTCAATAATGACCTCTTCCATGCCATCTTCAAGAGGGGCACCGGATGCGGGCATTGAGTCAGAGATAAGTGAAGTCGGTTCTCTAGCCATTATTCCCTCTTTTCAGTTCTTTCTTTGGCCGAGGCTTCACAGCCTTCTCATAGTATACAATAATCTGTTTCTGTTGCTGAAGAAACCGCTTTAGTTCAGCCATGTTGAGAGCCAGTGTTTCGTAGTCGCGGACGCTGAGGGCGTAAAACAGGAAGTCGCCATTCTGCTTCACGAAGCGTTGTTTAAACGCGGCGAATGTATCCTCCGTCACAACGTAGAAGTGAAGATTAGACAGCTTGACCGGGCGCGGACGATTCTGCGTAGGAATCTTGCGCTCAACCTCGACCGTCTTGATCTCAATCGGCAGTATGTCCTTGAAGCTGCTGCACCCGCTACTTAGTAGGAGCAGGAGCACCGGACATAACCTCCAGAGACCGGAATAACCTTTTCGTTCCACGATTTATCTTCTTTTCTACCAAACCCGGCTTTTTCAAACTTAGCTTCGCCAGGTTATGTTTTCGAAGTTTGCCAATAAGCGTATCCTTGTAGGTGTTCGCGGCGGCCAACTTGCTCTGCAAATCCTTATTAAGCTCCGCAAATTTCTCACGGTCCTCGATCATGATATTGATGGTTTCGTCCTGTAGCTGCTTGGCGGTCTCCAGCTTGGCGGTGTTTTCGGTTAGGATACGGATGCGATTTTGGCTGTCCTTATAATAGTAATAGGCCCCATAAACGCTGCCGCCCACCAGCCCAAGGACGATGACCAGGAGGTAGATTTTAAGCATTCTTTCAAACCTCCAACGTCATGGTCCCTTGCAGCCCGGCATCGGCAGCGCCGTCGGTGCTCCAGATTTTAAGGGTCACTTTGGTCGAACCAAAATTGGTCTTGATAGAGAAATCCAGTTCATCCCCCGTTGAGATGCCGTCATACTCCTTGTCCCAGCCCTGGCTCGACTCGACCTTGACATTCCAGGTATGCGGATCCGGCGACGTGATAGTGCCCTTGGCCTTCACCGTTGAGCCAACGGTGGCGTAGTCCTTGTCGTCAACCCACTCCCCATTGTTGTCGAGCGTGAAGTGCATCGTTTCCGATGAACCCATCATGTGATCGGGCAATTCATCCTGCCAGACGATCATCAGATCACGCCTTTTTCCTTCAAAATAAATCCAAGCGCACCGCCAGCAATGCCAATGATGATCACGATAGGCTGTGAAATTAACACGCCGATACCGACGACAGCACCGCCGGCAGCGGCATAGCTTGATGGTTCCTTAAATCGTTCAACGATCCAACCCATAGCTCTTGCTCCTTTAGTTATTTACCTTTAGCCATCCAAACAGAAACTGACATATAAGCGCCGACAAGGCCAGCCCCGGAAAGATAGAATAAATTCGAAATGTCGCTCAGTGCCTTAACCCGATCAAGCGGCACGAAGAACACCGCCAGGGTAAAAGCCGCCATCGCAGCCAAGACTGTCCAGGCCATGTTTCGCTGTGCGTCCATTTTCTCCGCAGCCTCAACCGCTGCAAGGGCTTTTAGCTCCTGATCGTCCACCACTCCGTCATGGTCTAAGTCTAGAGCGTTTATCTTGCTGTTCTTTTGTAATTTCTTTTGAGCCATCTCAAACTCCCGCATCTATCGAGTTTTCGTAAGAATCCAAATGGGCGGTGTTTAGCTCTTCGGCTATTTGCTGTGCGCGATATCTGAGAACATCCACCGCAGTTCGCAAGTTGCCGGTAATCGGCAAATAATGCTCAAAGGGAGTGTCTGGTGGAACCTGTTTCCGATCTAGCCTGAACATCCCCGTCAATATCTCAATCTCGCGTTCCAGGGCCACCTTATGCGCCATTTTTTCGTCAATAAAGGTGGAATGGTTAACCATATTCATAGCAACTCCTATTTCCTAAGCAACGGATTATTGAGGGCGTCCCGAAGTTTCTTGTCCTGCCGCTTCTCAAACATATTTAGCTTCTCGTCTATGCCATTTATCTTGGCGTCGAACCGACTGGACGCCGACTCCGTGATGTCGCGGATATTCTTCTCGGACTGCCGCGCAGTGGAAGTGACCCGGTTAATCTTAGCATCAAACCGCTCATTCGCGCTTGCGGCAATGCCGCGCATGGTCTTTTCCGCCTGACGCATCGCCGCACGGGTCTCCGCATCCAGAGCCCGGGCGCGCTTGTCAACCGCAGAGATGGCGTTCTCAAGAGAGGCCGCATCAGCCCTGGTGTCCTGCCGCGTATCGCGCACAATCCCCTGCACCTCCAACACCCGGTTGCGAACGGAAGCCATCTCCTTGGTCACGGTGTCCATGGTTTTGCTCATAACGGCTAGTTTCTTGTCGAAGCCGGACAGATCAGGGGCGGAATACGAGAGGATTTTCTTCTTCATATTCGTGTAGTCTTTGTAAACCTCAAAGGCTCCGTATAGGCCGCCAACCAGCGTGGACAACGCCATAACGATAGCGACCATCTTTCCGCCCTTGAACTTAACTCCCGCGAATTCGACTTCGGCCATCTACTTGCTCCACTGACTCTCGACAAGCGCATTATGAGCCGCGGACGCCTGTCCACCAAAGCGATAGTTCGTCATCGTGTCCACAATCGAAGGGCCGTCTGGAATAGCCGTCGATTTGAAAAAGGTCGGGGCGTCCGCAATCCCGGCACCTTTGAAAAGCCCGCGATTGCCGCCGATCATACCCATTGCCACTAAGGTAGTCGTCTGGGCCGCATCGCCATACCGCTGGCTTGGTGCGATATTGTCCACCACGATCTGCGCGGCCACCGCTGGGGTCATTTTGGCTTTGGCCTTGGCTTTGGCCTTTGGGGTAGCTTTAGAAGCGGCCTTGGGGGCCGTTTTTGTGGGGGCCGCGGTGGCTTGCTGTGGCTGGGCCTCCTCTGCCTCTGCCTCTGCTTCAGGCTCTGGCTCTGGTTCTGCCTCTGCTGTAGCCTCTGGTTCCGCTTCTGGTTCCGCCTCTGCTGTAGCCTCCGGCTCTGGCTGGGCCTCTGGTTCTGGCTGGGCCTCTGGTTCTGGCTGGGCCTCTGGTTCTGGTTGGGCCTCTGGTTCAGGCTGGGTTTCCGGCTCTGGTTGAGCCTCCACGACAGCTTCGATCTGAGCCTCGGCCTGGGCTTCCTGGGCCTGTTGCGTTTCCGTCTGCGGCGGCGAAAGGGGCGCAATGGTCGGCGCGGCGGGGGGCGCAATCGTGGCGGTCATGGACGGCGGCGCAAGGCTGGTTTCCATGGCTGCTGGAGGCGCAATATCCATAACAGGCGGGGGTGGCGGCGCAGTCGAAGTTTCAGTCGGGAGAGGCGAAGGTGAGACCGTCTCCGCCATCTGAATAACCCCAGTCTGCGCCGCCTGTTCGATTTGTTGCTGTATTTCCTGTTCTACTTGCTGCTGGATCAGCGCCGTCTGATAATCAATCGTCAAGCTCGGATCACTGAACTGCGGGCCGTAGAAG